AGAGGATCAGCTGGACCGTGACGCTATGCGCCATCAGCCGAAGTTTCATTATGAGTATTCGGATGAGGTAGCCGACGTTGTAACAGCAACCCCCGCCCGTCAAACCGTGGATCAGAAGTTGGTTAGTCCTGGCGTGTTTGAGCTGGCATCAGAGCCAACCGTGCACTGTGGGCGCGGGTCGGAAGCGCAGGTCGTTATTGACGCCTTATTGGTAGGTGATCAAGAGGAACTGGTCAAGCTGGGATACGACGCGACGAAGTACCGGTGGCCCGAGATGGGTTACAAGACCGAGGAACAGTCTCTGGTTAAGCATTTGCAGCTTTTCCATGAGCGGGTGGACAAAATCAGTAGTCCGCCGACAGAAAGTGAGATGTTGCGTTGTGCCATGTTGGTGGCGCGCATGTTGCCCGCGAATCGGTATGCACCGAAAGCGGACTACAAGAGCGCGGAGAACATGATTCGCATCATCGATAGCAGCGCGGTGAAGGCAACGAAAAGTCCCGGATTTCCTTATCAGGAGAATGGGCTGGCAACCAATGACCAGGTGATCAAAAGATACACCAAGCAAGGGTTGGCTGAGCTTATCCTTAAAGAATGGAAAACCGAGTACTACTTGCGCGATTTCAACAAGTGCGAGCCGACGAAGGGTGCCAAGGTCACCGCTGGTATGCCGAGAATCATTACGGGGCTTCCGCTCCATAAGATGATCAAGCACCAGTGTGTGTTCGAAGACCTTTTGTCGACCAGTGTTGAAAATTGGCGCAAATCGCCTATTGTGGGAGGGTTTGCCCCACAAGTTCCTGGGTCGATTCGCAATTTGGCGGATCGGTTCAAGGACCGCGAAATCTACGCAAGCGACAAACCCAATTGGGACTACATGTACCATGAGTGGATTTTCCAGGTGCTGCAGGAAGTGCTCGTCGAGTTGCCCGTCCGTGAGGATGGTTGGACTGACGAGGCTTGGCAGGAGTACCTTGTGGACATCCGCCATTCGGTAGATGAAGTCACGTATGGGGCCCGTCATCGCACGTCATCAGGGCGAGTGTATCAGTCGGCGCACCCGGGGTGCATGAAGAGCGGGTGGTTGCTCACCTTCTTTGGCAACTCGGTCGGCCAGCTCATCCTCGACGTGATGGTCAAGATGCGTATGGGCCTCAAAGACGAGGCGATTCTGGCTGAGACCATTGTGGTTGGCGGGGATGACGTTTTGCAAACGCTTCCCGCCGACTTCGATCTTGATCAGTATCTCGCCAAATCTGAGAATTTGGGTTGTCCGCTGGGCGAGTTTGAGAAGCACAAATCTTTTGATGGCTGCGACTTTTTCTCCCACGAGTACAAGCGCCAAGACGGCGTTTGGAAGTATTACCCGATGCGGTTTACTAAACACATCGAGAGTCTGCGTCATTGCAAGCTTGAAGACTTGAGTGGAGCGCTTGCTTCACACGCGTTGAATTACGTGTGGGATAACAAGCGCTTCGCCTATATTGACAAGCTTTGGCGCCGACTCCGCCGGGAACACCCTGCGCACTTTCCTTTGAACGCGATGAAGTCTCAGCGTGTCATGCAGTACGCCGTAATGGGCATGGAGCTGGATGGCAGCGAGTTCGGCATCGAGGTCGAGATTGAGCGCATGGGTTGTTAACCTGGCGTTGCCTTGGACCGGCGGTAAACGTCCATGTTATTTGTAGTTGCGTTTAGTGGTCAGTGGTGGTGTAAATGTTGCCTGAGTGGGATTATCCGTATTTTCGTGAGCAGTACACTGGACCGTACCTGAGTGATGGGAAGTTCCAGCAGTCAGTTGCGCACGGAAAAGCGAAGCCCAGAAGCCGTGTTGACGAACTTTCACGCGCTCATGATACTGCGTATGCGTTGGCTGAGAGTGATGCTGATCGCCGTAAGGCGGACAGAATTTACTATGAAGCCACTCGCTCCATGTCATTTGTGCCACGTGTGTTTGGCAATATGGTGTTGTATGGGAATGATCCAGCTCTATTATTTGTTAACCCTGATGGGGGTGGTGGTGTAAAAACGATCATGGGTAACGCTATTGAGAAGAATACGAGGGCGTACGTGAAGAAGAAGCAGAATCTACGTCGTGAGCAGTACGCGAGTATGTACGGTGAAGACGCTGCGTCTCTCTATTATGATGGCCCTCCTAAACAAGGAAAAGGCGTATATGACCCGTTATATCCCACACCTAATGGTGGTCCTTTGAAAGGGACTACCGCCACTGGCGGTGGTCCTTTGCCTGGGACCACCGCCACTACGTGGACCCCACCGCATCGGCTGGGCGCTGAGGAAACCTGCTCCGGAATGGAAGAGGCTGGAACCAATGTTGGTTTCGGCTCAACCTACGGGATAGGCGGCTTTGTGCGACCCCCGAAGCGGCGGCGTAAACGCGTAAAAACGCTCTTTTGAGCGGATGGTGGTGGTGTAAATATGACCAAAAATTCAAAAAAGAAGCAAGCTGCAGTAGCCAAGGCTGCGCAGCAGATTATGATGGCTAAAGCTAACGCTAAGCGCCGTCAGAAAAAGAAGAGAACTACAACAGCAATCATGGGGCCTGTTAGTGCGATCAGCACCGCTCCCGTTGCTGTCGGCAATTCGGTGCGAGGAAGTCGATCTATCTCGCGCCAAATTCCTGGCGGCATTGTGGTGAGCGGACGTGATTTCATGTTCACGCCGATTGGATCTGGTTCGGTAACGACCTGGACCATGGTTGGTGGTACTCCTCTGACCCCCGTAGCATTCGGCGACTCGTCTATTCGGAACTACATGCAGTTGTACCAAAAGTATCGTTGGAAGCGTTGTGTTGTTTATTACATCACTTCGTCTCCGACCTCTGCTAATGGTGACGTCATGTTCTACTATTCGAAGAATCGAGAGAGCGTTTTCCTGAACCAGACATCGAGTTTTCTGTTGCCTTACGTCTTATCAGATCCTAGCACGGTGATTGGGCCTCAGTGGACCAACCACGCTGCTGATCTTAAGATTACTGGCACCTGGAAATCAACTGATTATGGTATGGATACGGCTCTCCAAGAGTTTGCTGACGGAGAGGTCTTTTTGTTGTCGAAGACGAGCACAACCGATTCGCCCGGTTATGTTCTGTTCGACTATGTGATTGAGTTCGCGGATATGCAAATTTCTCCGCGATTACTCAATCTTCCACTGCCTAGAGCGCAATATTCAAATGTTGCGCTCACAACAAGCGGCGCTAAATCGCAGAGCGCTGGAGTTGAGTTTGTCGTGAATGTTGGCACCAATTTGACTGGTGGTACTTCAGCGGTGCCCAATGGGTTCACCGCTGGTGATATCTACAAAGTCATTTTGGACGTTACCAACTCTATTTTCACAACAGGCACAGCTGCTAACTTGGTGCAGTTGTACACTGGTAACTCAAACAACCAAGCAGTCACACTGTCTGATGGCTTTACTTGCTATGGCGCAGCAGACACAGCTACGACTTTGATTTTGTACCCAACTATTGAAGCGGCAGCCGCCACTGGTGGCTCCCTCCAATGGGGTGCTAGTCTTACGTATAATGTCAATGTGCAAGCGTGGGTTAGCCTATGTGGAAGCGTGACCACTCTTAACTTGATTCCCAAGTATTAGAGTATGTTTGTTGGTGTCGTAAACCAACCGGGTTCTCCTAAAATAGGGCTTAAACTTACCCGTGGAGATGAAAG